CATTGTATCCCCTTGTTTTTTTATAAAACTTTTACATTTTGGTATCATTTTATTTTTTGAGAGCGATTGCAAATTCATGTTTTTATCAACCTAATTCATATACTGCCAAAACACTAGTATTACTTGACATATTTAAGCTATCTGTATTTAATGCAAATTCAGTTCCTTTTGAATTTATAGCAATTCTCCATCTAACAACTGTTGAGCCGTCGTAATATGAATGTTGTAAACTGTTTCCCACACCGTAAATATACGGAATAAATTCTATGTACGCTGATGACAAAGACTTTACCACAAATATATATAGTTTATTTTTTTAAGTGGTTCATTAAATGGTTGATAACTATTTAATACATATAAATTACCACTCCATATTTTTCTCATATTGTTGTTGAATTTACACTTTGGAATCATTCACAATCACGAGGAAGTATTACTACTCTTCTAGTGCTCTCTACTTCCTCCTTTGCTCCATATTTCACTAGAAACACTTGTGTGTGTGTGTGTGTGTGTGTGTACAGCCTCAAGGCTTTTGCGGTTCTATTCATACTACTTGTCCTCCTGATTAATTAAATTCTTAAACATTTCGTATAGTCCTGTAGAAGCTAGTCCACTGAACATTCCAGTTAATATAACTTCTGCATTTATACCGTTTAAATTCATTAATACATTAATTACTAATCCTAAAATTAGCATTATTAGTGGTATGTACTTGTTTGGTATAAAGTCAAGGCTATTTTTTATAACGTAGCCAACACATAAACATATTCCTACAACTACTATACTAAAATATTGTGTTAATACTGATATATCCATAATTTCAATTTTCTCCTATTATTTTATTTAATAATTAAAGCTATAACAGCACCAACAATCGCACCTACAACGGATAAGATTATTTTGTCTCTTATAGCTTTTTTAACTTCTTTATAATCTTTTGCTGGCTCATTTTCAATGTTGCCAACACGTGCATCTAGCTTATTTACATCTTCTCTCATGAGTTTTACTTCTGTTGCAATTTCTTTTATAGAGTATGTAAGTTCGTGAATATCTTCGAGCTTTCCTGACATTTCCTTAAATTTAATGTCATGTTCATCTAATCTTTTTGTATTAGATTTACTTCTGTCTTCTGTTTCTTGAAGTTTCATTATATCTGACTTTTCCATCGTTACCTCCTACGCTGTTCTTTTCCACATATAACATGTTATATATGGTTGTAGTAATGATAATGATGTAGAGCCTGCAGAACTTGTAGTTTGTTGTCCTGATGCAGATATTGTATGAATGTGTCCTTGTCCTCCACCAGTACTTTTAGCAAATTTTTCAACATTTCTTAGAGTTTTATTCCATGCGGTCGCTCCAGACAGAGCATTTGCTTCAGTTGATTGTGCAGAGCCTCCTGAAGTCTGCCAAACATCATGCGTATGAGCGGGTATTTGATTTATTGTTAGTGCTGTACTTCCAGTATTTCCACCGTGATTATGACTTGCTATCGTATGTGTATGTGATATATTTGCTGTTTTTGAGCCTCCAGTTTTTTCAACTGTATTAAAAATACTATCTGATGTATTAACTCCAACAGGTACTCTTCCAGCTCCCCATAATACCCATGTTCCGAATCCTAAATATGTAGCTGGATTTGTGTTTGTTGTTTCCATTCTGATATGTCCAACAGGATTTTCTGCTTTTTTCACTGAAAGAACTGCATCATTTATCATTTTTTGTATATCTCTCAAATTAGGTTGCACTATAATCACCGCCTTACTACAAAATCTAATACATCTCCCGTTTCAAGAGCCCAGTCTGTTGTTGTTTTTATCTTATTAGATATGCTATTTGCTGTTCCAACTTCTCTATAATGTCCATCTGTTCCGCTTGCATCAGAGCTTAACAATAATCGTTCTCCATTCAAGTACACGTCAATCACCGCTTGTCCGACCTTATAGTAGCACGGTATTGTTACTTCTGTTCCCGCCGTAACTGCAGATGTGATTTTTAATTGATATTTATGCGTGACTAAATTCTTTTGCATTTTATTTAAGTTATATGCTGATAAAGGTATCTTGCCCGTGTATTTTGCTGGAGTTACTGTATGATTTACTCCATCGATGGTAACGTAAGCATCTTGCGTTTTTGTACCATCTTCAAAATTAAGTATTTCCATTCTTTTCTCCTTTCCCAAGGTTTTCTATTCTTTGCTTTAGTTCTTCTATTTGCTTTTGTTGTTCTTGTATCGCCTTTGTTGCCGTTGCTAAAATCGGCAATTGATTCATATAATACCTTTCTTCTATTCCCTTTTCTTTATTAGCTTGTTTTTTGACTACAAAGTTTTTATCTATCTGTTCCATCTCTTGTGCAATATACCCTATTTTATAGTGAGTATTATCGTCTTTCTTGTCAAACTCTTTATGATGAATTTTATTAATAATATCTATTGCTGACTCGGAACTATCTTTTATGTTGCTTTTTATTCTTATATCAGAAGAATCTCCAGTCTGATATAAATGTACACAATCAATATTTCCATTATTGTCTAGTATTATTTTTCCACTCGCTAATACAAAGTTTCCGCTACTATCTATCATTATTGGATTGCTATCATCTCCAAAAATTCTAAAGGTTTTTGTTCCATTTGAATTGTTATATACACTGAAAATTTCCTTGTTATCTCTTGTATCTCCATAAAACAAGTCTTCTCCAATCTCAAAACATAAACTATCATTATTATCATAAATCTTTGACTTTTTAAACCTAATCTTATTGAAATTCAAAATAATATCGTTTTCAATATGAAAACCATAATCGTCATCAGAATTTCCACCAAGATATATAACTGGAATATAAGTTGTCTTCCCATTTTCAGCAGTGGTCTTATAGCCCCAAGCCATAAAATTGTTTGTTGATTTTTCATTTAATGCGAACATTAAACTTTTGTATATATTATCGTAAGAAGGAAAATAACAGTCAAAAGCACCAATATCCATAGTTTTGCCATTGTTATAAAAGTGCTGACCAGTTTTGTCCAAAGCCATAAGAATTTTTTTGTTTTGATCTAATATCGCCAAACTTGCATTTCCATTAGCAATCATCATCTGTATATAATCAGATATTTTATTCCATGCTATTTTTATTGCTTCAGAATTAACCTGTAACTCAGTTGAAAGTTCCTCTTTTCCCAACTTTTGTTTTGCAAGTAATTGAATTTGGTCTGCTGTCTGATTTATTGCAGTGCTAAGCTCTAATTTAGTAGCATACATATCCGTTAAGTCATTTTTAATGATGTATTCAGCGTAAAATTTGTTGCCTGTCATGTCTATTAAATATATGTAATTATCTCCTTCAAACAACTCTATCTTCGCATCAGCCAAAGTCTGCTTGACTGGATTTTCTAGCTCTTCTAGCACAAGATATTCTGTTAGCTTTAACTTACGCAAAACGTAAGCTTCATCTTTAGTAATAACTATACTGTCACTTATATTTCCGTTTGTTCTTAGTTCTTCTATATTAATAACGTATTCTTTTTTGTCTGCAGAAGGATTCGTTCTGCTTTGCTTGTCTACTATTATTTTGTACTGCACATTACATCACCTCCTGATTTACGTTTAAGTCTGATGATGGATATAAATCCTCATCAGGATATAAGTTGCATTCATACTTCTTGTTTCCCTCAATTATTAAGTTCAAAATATTGATTTCTTTTGCATTCTCTAAATGTATTTCTGTAATTCCTTCAACATCACGCTTGTAGTCAACTGTATCTGCTACTTTTTGTTTAATTGAATCTACGTCTTGCTCTACCTGAGTTATCTTCTCTTCGTGCTCTGTAGTTTTTTGAACTAATTGTGTTATTTTTCCATCAATTTGATTGATTTCACTTTGAACTCTTCTTATTTTTTCAGAATTGTTGGATTTTGTCTGCATGCTTTCTTGTTCAGTTTTTGCTTGTATCTTGCTCTTTATACTTGCTTTGAATTTGCCAGCATATTCAAGTTCTCCCTGATATATAACTTTTTTTCCATCAATTATAAGAATATCTCCAATATCATAAGCAGGATCTATTATAGTTTCTCCCTTAAATGAATATACTTCAAAGTCTTTTATTTGATTATAGATGTTTTCTATTTGTTCGCTATCTACTATGTACATATTATTTTGATTTATATATACAGTGCTTGCTGTTTCATCTCCAAATTTGTAATTCTGTGTTCCATCTTCATAAGAAACTTTTGAAACACTAAATTTATCTCCCCATTTGAAATTGCCAAATAAGTTGATGTCAATATTCGCAGTATCTTCGCCAAATGTTTTAATATACAATTTTCCATCTCTGCCTATTACAGCAAATCCTCCAGCTTGTTCTGCAATATAACCTATATATGTTCTTGCTGTTACAGTATTGTCATATACTGCTATCTGCTTATCATCATTAAGAAAAGAAGTAGACCCAAGTTCTACTCCTATCTTAGTACATATATCTTGCAATACCTGTAGCATCGTTGCTGGGTAAGTTAAGTCGCTACCATCATATTTATTGTCATCAAACTTTTTCATATAATCTGTAGCTTTGATTTTAACTTTAAATTCGTCATCTTCTATTGATTGAATTGTAAATTTTCCGATTGGTATTATTTCATCTTCCAATCCACTTTCAACGTGAACTTCGTTATAAGACTCTGGTAAGTCTCTTCTGTCTATCTCAAATTCAATGTCTATTTCTGGAGTACTTCCCAAACAAAATTCATTATTATTAAATAACTCTAATGTAGATTTGAAGTCTATAATGTGGTTTGGCTCTATCTTATTATTGTCAATATATATATTTAATTCATGTTGAGTTGAATCGTTTAATATTTTATCTTTATAATCTTGAGTTGTATTATACATTTATAGCCTCCTATGAATTTACATTTTTTACAGCTTGTTTTTGTGCCTCTGTTAATTCTTTTTGCATCAAATTAAAAGAGCACTTCCATCTTGTTTTAGAAGTACTCGTATTTAATTCTGTATCTATCATCTCTACTTTTCTTTTGGAAACTCTGAATTTGGCTCCTTCTAAAAATCCACCATTTACAACTGGAACCTTTACATCTAGTACAAGAGGATTTTTATATGTCTTCTGAATTAAGTTTTCCGCTTCTTCCTCTGAGTTTAAATTCCACGCCATCGAAAGTTTTAACATTCCTATTGCTATCGGGTTATCAATCAGTGCTCCTGTCTTTTTGCTTGTATAACTATCATTGTCTGTGTCTTCTATATCCGCACTATATGTGCTTGGAGTCGGAAGATTGTCTGTTACTCCATGTTCTCTCCATAACATATTAATCACCTACCGTTACTATTGTATTTCTTCCCGTTCTGCGGGTCTTTGAATTTATATAATCTATTGTGTCATCAAAGATGTCTTTGCCTAAATATTGAATGGTTATATGTACTGGTTGTCTATTGTTGCCATTAAAATCTGACAATACATCTTCAAACATACCTATCGTATTATTAGATTGAATGCTTATTGGTTTTATATTAGGACTTGTAGAAGAAATGCCCTGTATTGCTTCTGTGTTTATTGTATAAGACATCGTTCCTGCTAAATTTTCAATCTCATTTTTTACCTTTCCGACATTATCTTTGATTCCTTTAGTCATTAAGTCAATCATGTCTGGCATATATGTGTGAAAATTGCTTAGTGGTCCTTCTTCTGGTTCAGAGAAGCCTAACAAGTTTTTAATTTTGCTTGCAACCGAATTTACTGCACTAGTAACCTTATGTATGTTGTTTTTAATCCCCGAGGCCATATTACTTACTAAATCTGTTCCCCACGTTATTGCATTTCTACCTAGATTAGAAAAAGTATTTTTTATGCTATCGCCCCAATTTAAAACAATATTTTTAACACCATTTAATCCTGTTGAAATATTGTTTTTTAGAAAATTTACAATGTTATTTACGTTCTGTGATGCATTGCTCCATGCTGAACTAATCTTGTTCTTTACATCATTTCCCCAATTTGAAATTGTCGTTTTGGTATTATTTGACCAGTTTGAAATATCGCTTTTTATTTCTGTGAATTTACTAGTTAGATTATTTTTAAGATCAATAAATGGTTGCTTTACTTTATCCCATATTCCTAGTAGTCCATTTTTTAAACCATCTATTATATATCCACCCATTTCTATCATAACAGTAGATGGTGAATGTATTCCAAATGCATTTTTAAATCCGTCTATGAAAGGCTTAAATATGTGATCATATATCCATTCGCCTATCATTAATGTTTGATCTATTATTCCTTTTAATATTCCTTGAACAATATTTCCTCCGCAGTCTTCAATTTCTTTTTGCCAAAATTCTTTTGACCATTCAAGTGCTTCATTAATCTTTTCTCCTATAACCATTCCAAGATTAACAAGACTGGCACATGCTGAACCCAATGCCTTAAATATTGCATCCACAACGTCATTCCAGTTAAAGCCTGTTATAAAATCTATTAAGCCTTGAACAATAGGACTCCAATCAAAGTCTTTGAAAAATGCTGTGACTCCATTAAATGCACCTTTAATGCCTATACTTATTGTGTCTCCCAAAGCTCCCCAATTAGTATTTTTGAAGAATCCATTTATTGTATTAGCTACAGCACTTCCTAAATTTGACCAATTAAATGTATGAACAATCGATTGAGTAAAATAAATAGCTGTATTTATTCCTTGAGCAATAGTATTTCCAATTTGGTCCCAATCTATCTTCTCTATTGAGCCATTGAAAAATTGTGCAATATTAGTTCCAATCTTTTTTGCTGTATTTTGTATCTTATCCCAAGGTATCTTATTTAAAGCTTCATTCAGCTTATTCCCAATTGTTGCTCCAACTTCGTACCAATTTCCGTTTTTTATAGCGTCCATAATACTATTTGGAGTGTTATCAATTCCAGACAGGTCAAAACTTGGCGATGTACTTCCGCTATTTGAATTATTATCAGAAATATTGTTTATTTCATTATGTACTCCTGCTAATTGCTTTGTTTCATTTTTAGCATTTTTTGCACTACTTGCCATACTCGCATACGAACTTGCACTTGCTTTTGCAAATATATCAACTCCCGACATAGCATAAGCTACACTTTGTATTGCTTTCATTAATTGATATACTAGATTAGTTACAAATTGTATAACTGGTGCTAATGCACTTCCCATTGCGTATTTCATATATTCAATGTTAGCACTTAATTGTTTTGCTTGTGTATTTTGGCTTGATAACCAACTTTGAGCACAATTACTTAATATTGAATATATCCCTCGCAATGAAAAAAGAGCTAAAGCATATTTGGCAATTTGCTTTACCCCTGACTTTATACTGTCTCCTATATTAAATCCAGTTTTGAACTTTTTAAAAAATGAACCTATTTGAGTTCCAGCACTGTTTATTCCTTTTGAAAATTTTTTGAAGAAACCCATAGAAGTAGAATCGTCGTTTTCTATTTTTTCTTTTTTTTGATATAAAGCATCAAGTTCCACCTCTGCTTTAGCAATATCTTCATCACTTAATGTAATTTTTCCCGATTGAAAATCTCTTATTTTGTTTTCGATTTTATCAATTTTCAAATCTATTAATCTTATTTGATTTTCTGATTCTCCTAAATCGAAAGAATCTGTATCATACCAATTTCCCGTAAATAAATTCTTGAAGCCTTCTTTAATCGTTGATATTACAGGCTTTATAAATTCCAATTTTTCTTTAAGATTATTCAACGGTCCTTGTATTTCATGTGAATTACTTGCATCTTTAAGTTCTGCCATCTTATTTTTGGCATCTTCTAATAATTTATTGTAAATTTGTATTTCAGTATTTAACTCTCTCTCTTGTTGAATTAATTTTATATATTCAGTATTCTTCCCTAAATTTTCTTTTACACTACCATCATTATTTTTATTGTTAAGGTACATTTGATCTGCACTTTGTTTAACAGAATCTAATTTTAGTTTTCGGGCATTTATCTTTTCTTGTAGACTATCTATTTGCTTTTGAGTTTGAGTTATTTGTTCTTTTGCATCTTTATTATTAATTTTTATAGATATATCATCGTTTTCAATACTCTTTTTTAAGTTCTTAATTTGCTTTTTAAATAATGGCATTTGTTGCTTTACTGCTTTTTGTAATTTTGACATATCAATATTGGTTAATTGCTCTTGTGCTTGTTTTATGATTTTTGTCATTTCTGGTAGTATTTTTTGAAACTCTTTTAAAGCTTCTTCTACTTTAGCAGTTACTATAATTTCTATTTCTTCTACAGTCATTTAAATTCCTCCCTTCTTTTTTATTTTTAACATAAAAAAACACCTACATTTCTGTAAGTGTTTGTCTTCTTATTTTTTACTTATTAATACATTGATGCTTCAACAATTTTGAATGTTGCATTTTTCATCATGTCTATTTTGTCTGATGTTACTAGTGTGAATATATCAAAATTTTGACTTTGTCCTGAGCCTAAATCATTTGCATAAATATAGTCTTCATTGATTCTTGAACCATTACTATCAACAGCCTCTATATGAAAACTGAACGACTTTTTATTGTTAGTCTTATTTGTTACCCTAACAGTTAATTTTGTTTCTGTAAGTCCATATTCTCCTCTAGTTGCTTCAAAATTTCCTAATTGTACATCTACATCATTAGCGAGGATTTCTTCTGTACTATTCCCTGTTGCCTTGTCTAAATTACTGCTAACTTCATTTAGCCCCTCTCCTAATGCTTTTTGTGCACTTAATGTAATAACCATTGCCAAAATACATAAAATGATTCCCGCTACAGCTTGACCTTTGCTAGCTTTCTTGATTAGTGATATTATTGCAAATATTGCTCCAATCAAGCCTAAGATAAAAGATACATTGTTTACAATTGGGATAAATGATGTACAAACTCCTATTATTCCTAATACTAAACTAGCTGTTCCAAATCCACTTTTCTTTTTCTCCATTTAAAGCTCCTCCTTTTATTATAATTATAAAAGAAGTTTAACACATTACATCTGTCGAAGTCTGTCATTTTTTGTCGAACAATATAAATTTATTTTTTTTGCTAACTTTACCCTTTGAAAAGCCTTTTTTGTTCTTCTAAGGTTTGCTCTTCTTCTTGAGTATCAAAAAGTTCTTTATAACTATCTCTAATCAATATTATTTTAGCATTAGGATTCATACAGTTACCTACTATTAATTTATTTGTTACTGCTTCTTGTAAATCTATCTTCTCTATAAGATTGTCATTTTTTCTTACCAAATTAGCTTGACAATATGTCTTTATTTCAGAATACCTACAGTTCCAAAATTCGTTTGGTTTCATTCCTAAATAATATGCTAATATTGCTAAAGACTCAATTAATTCTACTACATTGCTTGATTCTTTTATTCTTGTATTTATATCTCTTAAGCTTTTGATATAACTTGTTCTGCCATTTTGCTTACTGCAACTTCTGCTGATTTTTGAATTAATTCGTTCATATTCAGAGTTGACAATGGATTTGATGTCATTTCTTTTAGTTCTTTCTTTGACATCTTTTTCCTGAAAAAACCCTCATCATTCAAAGCCTCCGCAATCTTCTCATATAAGCCACTAATTGTCATGTTTTCTGCTCTACACTCATCTATAAAGTCGTATACATCACTAGATTTTGTAAAGAAACTCTCTCCATTTTCATTTTCTGCCAATTTAAATAGTATTTTAGATAACGCTTCTGGATCTAAAATAGAATACGCCTTTGTAAAAGCTTCTTCAAAGTTTTTGTTATTGAGTAGATTAGCTATTTCTACTATTTTTCTTGTTTTTAGTACTAAATTAATCGTTTTGTTTTTTGTCTCTATTATCATTTATTTTCTCTCCTTTGCAAAAGAGAGAGAGCTCTTGGACCCTCTCTTAAAATTTTGTTGAATCTCCTTCGACTGGATATCCGTCTGTTTCTACTACTTTTGACTCTTTATATACTCTCATTGTATCTTTTATAAAGTCTCCATCGTTCATTTCTTGACCTGCTATGTCTACAGTGCATTTTACTGACTGAACTAGTGGTTTGTTAGCAACTGATGCTGTTGTTTCTGGATATTCTAAAAATAAGAATATTGTTGTATCTGCATCAGCAATAGCTTGAATAGCTTTATGCGTTTTTTGTATAAACATCATTTCTATGTCAACAGTTTCTGCTTTTCTTTTTCCTTTTGCCATTCTTTCTTCTTCTAAATCTAAAGCACTATATGTTTGTCCTTCTTTTAATGTTTTTAGTTGTCCTATTTTTTGAACGTAACCTATATCAGTTCTATCTCCTGTTAATGTTGTTGCATAAGACACTTTCGCTTTCATTGCTACTTGTGGTGTTGTTGTTTTTTCTGTTTCTTGTCCATCTCCCATTTTAAATTCCTCCTTATTTTAAATTAAAAGAGGCCGTTATTGAATTATAACGAACCTCAAATGTTATCGTTATACCGTATTTTTGCAGTATAGAGTCATATACTGCTTGACTGGTATTTGTCCTTATAAAATTATATTCTTGAAGTTTTGTATCAACTTCATCTGTCATTTGCATAGCTTGGCGTTGCTTTTCATTCCAACAAGTTATAGATATTTGGAATGTAGAACGAATAGGGAATGCATTTTCTGTCAAATTCACAGATTTTAAAGGTGTATGTAATTCCAAACAAGGGAACTTACTCGTCGTTGTTGGATTTGTTAGAATTTGTTTATATTTTAATGAATCTAGCTTGTCGTACACTAAATCGCTAAATTCTTTTATACTTAAATCTTTCATTTACATACCTCCTTCAGCATTGCTTCTATTTTCTTTTTTACAATATCTGCATTCTCTTCTCTACTTTGGAAACTAGCATCACCCATGAAGTGATTTGCTTTCATTCCATGCGCAATATAGAAATCTACTCCTTGAATGTTTACTATTGGATAGCCCAGTGCCTTTTCTACTTTAGAAACTGGAATAAACCATTCTGTGTAGCCACTTTCTATAAAGTGTTTTGATTTTCCCACGTGCTCCATCTCAGCATTTGCACCTGTTCCAAAATATTCAAAAAACAAATATGAAACTCCATTAGACATAAATTTTGAAGGGTCCGCAAAAACCCTTCCTTTCACTTCTTTGGTTGACATATCAATCATTTCGACTAATATTCCTTCTTCGTTATGACCGTTTTTCTAATTTTATAGCGTATCCTCTAATGTTTTTTAGGATTTCTTCTACACTATTACTTATCGTCTGTGGTAATTTTTGAATTACAGCATTTATGTTTTTGAAATTATGTTTAACTTTAATTTCGCAACTTATCATTTTTGCATTTTCTCCATTCTATATACATAGGTATTTCCTATTTTATTTTTATCCAATACTCTATACTCAGGAATAAACTTCTCTAATTTTGAAACATCTTCAAATGATACTCCGTCACCTTTTTGTATTTCATAATCTCTCGTACTTCTACCTTTATAAATACTATAATCTACTTCTCCTGTGGATTTTTTATCTAGTTCATTTACATCTTGTTGCATATTTAGCCAAGCTATGCTTTTATATTTCCATTTCTTATCTGGTTCTCCGTGATCTTCTATTTCTTCATATCCTGATATATATACTTTTGTTAAATCTCGTAATAGCATTACTTAATCCTCCTTAATCCAGATTTTATAATGTCATTTCTTAGTTTTTCTATAATATCTTCATATGAACTTGATATAGAACCTTCTCCACGACTCGTTAAGCCTTCTGCTCCTCTTGAAAGATATATTGCTTTTACTGCTTTCTTAATATATGGAAATAACTTCTCATCATTTTTTTGTCTATTAGAAATATCAGAGGCAATAGAACTTACTTCCTCTAATATTTCATTTAAAACCTCATTATCTTCTTTTGAATAATTTGGTCCTAAATCTTTTATTATTTTATCTATGTTACTAGTTTCTGCCATTTCTATTGCCTCCTATTTTTATGCCATTGAAGCAATTGTTGCTATTCCTGCTTTTTTAGCCTTATTTGCTGAATCAACTTCAACAATTACTATTTTTTGCCCTGTTGTTGCTGTGATTTCATCTGTTCCGTTCCAAGCTGTGTATCCTGTTGTACAAACAGCATCATATTCTGGCATTGTTGGATTTGCTGCTGTTTTATATTTATAACTGTTTCCAGAAGCTAATGTAGGTGTAACAGTTACCTTTGTCTTTCCTGTTGAAGTTCCTGCTACTGATGTTACAGTTAACTCTGCAAGTTTAGCATCTGTTACATAGAATATTGTATCTTCCATTAAAGCTTTTGTTCCCTTATATAAGAAATCTTCTAATGCTACAGCATCATCAAATGGTACTTTTTCTGCCCCATATTCTGAAACATAAAATGGTTGAGCAATAGCTCCATCCATCATTACAACAGCTTTTACTCCATCTGGTAATCTTGTTGATTCATAAACTCTAACAGAATCATACATACCAATTGCTTGCTCTTTTGGATCTGTTCCATTTGGTAAATCATCGAGAATTTTTTTCATTCCTTTTCTGTATTCACTATCTACAACAATAACCAACAAATCTGATTCTATTCCATCGATGAAATTATTCTTCAAAGTTCTTGCTTTTTGTAGTAAAGTGTCAATAGTGTCTTGAATGTTGCTTTGAGCAGATACTTCTGTTCCTTCTAATACCTTTGCAAAGAACTCTCTATCTAAATATCTTATAATAGCTGATTGATGATTTACCTTTCTCTTTTCAGCCATACCATCAATACCATAAAGTTTTACATCTTTTCCTTGTAATTCCTCTACAATTTCTTTATCTGTGTCAATAACAACTTTTACTGGTTTAGCTTTTACTTTATCGCCTTTTCCAGCAGCTCTTGCAGTACCTTTGTCTTTTAATTCTGCATTTGCAAATCTTTTATATTCGATTACTCCACCTTCTGGATTTCCAGAACCATTCTTCGCCTTGATTTGTTCTGATATTGCTCTTGATGCAACATTCTCTAGTACTCCACTTAATACTTGTTTTAAATTATCTTTTGTTTTGCCATCTTGTAGCATTATATTTAATGCTTCTTGTGTAATTTCTCCCATTTTTAATTCCTCCTATTTTTTAATAACTTGCTCTAGCTATTGATTTATTTTGTGTATCAATACCTAACTTTTGAGTTGGAGTATCTTCTTTTAGTCTTTCATTTACAGCTTTTTCTACAGCTTTATTAAATGCATTTGAAACCTCTTCTATTTTTGAATTGATTTCTTCTGCTTTTACTGTTTCAAAGTTAAAGAAAGTTAATAAAGAGATATCCAATCCTTTTTCACTTGCTATTTTAGTTGCCTGTTCTTTCAATTTATAAGCATTTAATTCCGCAAGTGCTTTTTCTTTGTCTGTTCTTTCTTTTTGTGCTTGATATTCAAGCTTTTGTTCTTTGTTCATTTTAGCTAACTTTTCAGCTTCGCTTTTTTCACTGTTCATCATTTCTTCCCAGTTTGTTTTTGCTGTGTTTATAGCTTTTTGAACTCTTTTATCAAATTCTGCTTGATTCTTTCCATCCTTTAGAAAATCATCAAATGTAACAGGATTGTTGTTTGCTCCTGTATTGTTTTGGTTATTTGCTCCCGCTGGTTCATTGTTTGCCCCAGTATTAGCATTATTTGGATTATTGTCTTGTCCTTCCATTTTTTACTCCTTTTGCCCCAGCCATTGCCCATAAAGCCCCAGCCATTGCACTTGTATTCTGTTGTTCTTTAATGCCTGCAATCAGTAAAAAGGCATAAAAAATAGACGTACGTCTACGTCTAAAAATTTATAATTATAAAATGTTAATAACTTATTTATTATTTTCGTTCTTTGCTTTCATATATCCATCAGCAAAATTATATTTAAATACCCATATAACAGGTCTAAATATTGTAATTATAGTAAATATAATCCAATACCAAGTTGGCATTTGTAATTTAGTGCTTAATATTAAAACTAATAACCACATATTATTTTTCCTCCCTTGTTACTCCTTTTATAGCCCAAAATTGTGCTTCTTCTAATTTTGTTAATGCTAATGATGTTTCTCTACCTGATTTACACTTTAAATCTATTTCATCATAGATAATTGAGAAACATTCTCTTATATGTTGTATTCTGTTGTTTTTTTCTTCATCTACTGCTAAATATTTTGCTCTATCGTTCATTTTTCCACCTTCTTTCCATAATAAAAGCACCTACTTTTAGTAAGTGCTGTCTTTTCTTATATCTGCTATGCTATTGTTATATTTTGCAAATTTATCTTCAAGTTCTTTTATTCTTTTTTTTATTCTTTTGTCTACTTTTTCAATATCAAACCCTTGGGGATAAAACTTTCCAATTTTGTTTAGTAATTCTGGAATACTATTGGATTTTACAATATCAATAATATCATTTTCTTTCATGTAACACCTCTTCTATATATTTATATAATTCGATATTTTTTATTTTTAACAGTTTTCTATCTATCATATAGCATCGTAATCCTTCTGGTAAATAATCTCTAAATACATTATAATTAAATGTTCCGTGTAAATAATCAATTCTATCCTTTTTGTTAATATCTATATTATATACTCTTCGTTGATAATCACTAATAAATTTGTCTCCACTGAGTAAAAACTCATACTTATTCGAATCGTATCCGTCTATTGGACCAATAGTATTATTAAATACATCAATTTCTCCAATACTATCCTTTAGTATTGTTTGATATTTTTTATCATTTGCTATGTCAAGCTTTTCTTCAATTATATGTCCTATTTCATGTATTATCTCTTCTTCTGTTGCATCATTTAACAAATATAATTTTCCATCTAAATAATGATTATTTTTGCCCTTTCCAATTATTTCAACTGGTGTATTATTTATATATTCTTGTATGTATTTAGGGAATCTTCTCTTTACTCTTTTTATTTTTTCATCAATTGTTCTACTGTCTGTTATCTTATTTTTTCTAACATATTCAGCTATATTATACCTTGTTTTTCCTAGCTTTTCAACTGGTGGAACATATCTTATCGTGCTCCTACACCAATGCCAGTAGTACATTATTGGAGGTAAATTAATACCATGTACTAGACCTTTTACACTAACTGGCATAAGCTTAATATCTTTTTTGCTATTACCCCAATATCTATCAAATTTATTTTCTTTGTTTATATAAAATCTCATCATATTCATTGATTGACACATTTCGGTACTGTGTTCATCGGTTACTGCCCAAAATTCAACTTGTGCACCATCATCTGTATTTGATTTTATTCCCTCAACTTTGGCTAAATTATTTAGTCCTATCATTTGCAAATCAACTGCACCAGATATTTTGTCATTATTTATATTAAGTTTTTGATTGTTTTGCCTATTTATTATTGTCTGAAACTCACTAGAATCTATTTCTAAGTCTTTTTGCTGTTGTATATTTAAAATTACTTGTTTATATATTTGCTGTGCATTATATTGCATTGTTGTTTTAATGTATTGTTTCCAGTTAAAACCACTATAATTGGGTTGGTCTAATAATGCAAGAAATAAAGCCATCGGAATTATTGATGGCTTTTTCTTTTTATTAACTTCTTTTTGTCCTTCTTCATAATAATAATTTGTGTCTTCATACATTATCTGCTTTTCTTTTTCTTCTAATTTGCTCTGTTCTTCTATATATGCACTGTATATTAGTAATTCTAGTATTTCACTATTCTTTACTCTTGTTCTTTTATATATATTGTTTGCCAGTACAGTAAAGTAATTATTATTTTTTAATAGTCCTTGTTCTTTCCATTGTTCAATGTATGTATTAATTCTTTTTTTAGTTTTATTATCTGCAATATTATAGATATTCTCTGATATAAAATTAAATGTATCAAATAATTCTTGCAGTCTATTTTGAGTTTGTTTGCTCGTCTTTTGATATATTATTTTCAGTTTTTGCATTTGTTGGTCGTGATACTTCCATATTTTCACTTATATCACCTACTTTTTCATTAATGTTTTTTGATTGATTAGGTTCTTCTGTTTTGACCATGTTTTCTAAATTTTTTTGAATATTCTCTTGGTTTTGTTTGTCCATTTCTGCAAGTTCTGATTCTGCATCTAGTCCAAATGGTAAATGACTTATAATTGATTTGTCACTTATTAGTCCTCTTAATTTCAACCAAGAATCTGTTAAACTTTCAGTATCTGTAGGCAAATTACGTATTAATATAACATCTATATCTCTAAAGTCATACTCTTTATTTTTCTTTAAATTAATTCTTGCTGTTATCATTTCCCACATTCTTAAATATTCTTTTCTAAATAAATGATGTGCTTGTTGCAATACTTGCTCTAATGGAAAAAACTTTTTTTCTAGCGCAGCTGCGTTATCCGCATTCGTAAAACCTTGGTCTGTTACATTTGGTACTCCAGAAATCATAAGAGCCATATCTAAGCATGTTTTTTTATGATTTTCTGATGCAGTATCATTTATATCTTTTATAATCCAATCAATATCCCCGTCTTTATCTGGAGTATAGAATACTTTTGCATTTAAAACAGCCTCATCTTCTTGTACTCTTGCAGGATTTTTTGTCATTATTATATTTCCATTCTTATCTTTTTGTTCTTCTCCTTTGTCATTTACTAATGGTATTAAGGGGTCGTTTGTTGGAGAAAATCCTGTTACTTTTAATTTTGCATTATCGTTATAATCAAAAATATTAGCATTATTCTCTATTACTTTTTCATTTTTGTTTATTAAAGTTACAACATTTTCAAAAAATGACATTCCATAAGGGTTTTCTACTGCAAAACAAGGCAAATCAGTCCATCTTACTGGTTTGTCGCTACCGTCTACCTCTTCAAACTTATATTCAGAACTCTCGGTAATAGTCTTTTTTTCTATTCCATCAACAAATTGCTTTTTATAGTCTTTTGTTATTATTTCTAAATGTGTTTCAATTCCACCTGTTGTTGTATTTTCGTACCAGCACCTTAATAATCCTACTTTTGTGCTTGGTACATCATAGTTCCATATAGCTACTGTATTCAAGCTTGAAACATTGGCATATACTTCTTCGTTACTCTTATTTTCATACACCAATCCATAACATGCTCCAGTTGTAATATAATCAAGTACACAGTCATAAAAAAAGCTACCATTGTCATTATATTTTGCAATATAATCAATAATAGCTTGATAGTCTTCTGGATCATTCTTCTCTCCAAAAATCCTTTTAAATATTCTATTTAAAATTCCTTTTTGAGTTTCATTTATGTTCTTAACTTTAAATTGAGGCTCTTTTCCTCCAAAATATCCACTTGCAATAATACTTATATAATATTCAAGCGCAACAACAACATCCTTTTTATCATATTTTCTTGTAAATCTATCTTGTAAATATTTTCTGTGCATAAATATTGGTAATGCTTTTCCCCATAATATACTTATGTTTTGGTTTATATTTTTTTCGCTTAAAAAATCATCTTTATATTGTATTTTTTCTACAAAACTCATTATTTTTCTCCTTTACATTATATTGTTATAACCAAATTGTAATTTCTTTTGATTTATATATTTTTCCACTGCATATCTCATTGCATCCATCAAATGATTAAAATCATCTATTGGTCTATTTATTTTGTTTCCAAACTTGTCTTCATCCCAAGTATAATTGCTTATTTCTGTTATGAAATTTACACATTTAGGATGTATTATTATTTCAAAATCTTGTATAAATTGAATACCATTGTTTATACTGTCTTTTCCCTTTAACGCTCCTGTAATATGTCTTAAACCTAATCCCCTTAATTCATCTATTGACTTTGGTTCTGCACTATCTGCCGTTATCTTTTCTTTTGAATAGCCCATTTGATTTATTTGGTCATATATTGCTTTGTTACTCATTCCTTTTTGATATATTTCATCATATACATAAATCTTTTTGTTTTTTAAATCTATTGCACCACAAAATAGTGCTGTTGGGTCGTTTGTATAACCAAAGTCTAATCCAAAAGCACTATCTAAGTTTCTTATTGTATTTAATTCAAATTTTTCTTCTTTCCAATTTTCATAAACCAATCCATCGACTATACCCCAATTACCTAAACCAGCAACTTGATATCTTCTAGGATTATTTTTTTTCATTCTTTCGAACACTTTCTTGTCTGCTTCATCTAGCCACTCGTTACAAAGATAATTTGTTGTCATTGCTAATATATCATCATCTTTAGCATCAAAAAATCTTTTCTTAATCCAATGATGTTCATTCCAAGGATTTAATGTTATTGTTATTTGTTTAAATAATCCCTCTGGAACTTCTCCGTCTTATACTTTCATCTATTACATCAAAATCAGACTCTTTCGTTATTTCGTATGCTTCTTCAATCCATAACCAACATAAAACACCAATATCTACTGATATTGATGTTACTTTTAATGGATCATCTAAACCTCTAAAATATATTTTCTGTCCTGTAGGTTTGTATGTCATTTCTAATGGGCTTTCTTTAATTTCCCAGAAATTATCTACTTGTAATCTATGTATTGCCCATTTTAATTCTGTAAAACAACTATCTTTTAATGTTCTAAATGTCTTTCTAATTACGAGAGTGTTAGCTTCTTTATATTTCATCATATTGCATACTATCCACAATGCTGTTGTTTTTGATTTTTTGCTTGCTCTTGAGCCCTTGCACACTCTATATCTACATTTACAGTGCCAATATTCTGCATACCCTTTTCCAACTATACTCTGTAATGATAATTTGTTTATTTGTTGCTGGGCGTTTTTATTTGTTATTTTACTCTGTAATATCATCAGTTATCACCACTGGTATATTCCCAGCCACTTCAACTTTTTCTTTAAATGTACCATATCTTCTTCCAAGTAATTCTGCACATTTGGTTCTATCTTGTAATGAAGCATCTAATCCAAATTGATCTTTTTCTTCCCCTCGCATTACTTTTGTTAAATATTGTAATACTTCATCTTGTGAGGCTATTCTTTGGTTTTCTTTTTCTTGAAGTTTTATCTTTATAAATTTGTCTAGTTTTGACAAGTTTTGTGAACCTATTCTATTAAGATTTTTTCCTTTATAGCCAGCCATTTTACAAGCCTCTGTTGCATTTGCAGTCTCTATGTAATAATCAATAAATCTTTTTTAGATCGGAAGAGCGTCGT